CTTTTTCTGAACAAGCTCTTTAAGGTGCTTTTGCCCTGCTGCATTAACAGCATACCGGGCTTTTGCCTTTGCAATCATAAGTTTTCTTGCTTCTCTCGCCGTGGCGTTGATAGCAACCTTGATTGCCGCCGGGGTTTTATTCTTAAGGTCCCCTAAAGCCTGTGATACTTCTTCTGCTCCGTCTACGGTGATTGTAAGATTTTCGCCATTGTAAGTTACATTACCTGCCATTACTGCCTTACCCTCTCCATAGTCATGCGGTATACTCCCGCATCGTCTTCGCAGTGAAGTATCTTGTAAGTACGTTTATGATCTGTTCCCTCGTCCAGCACAAGGTACTTACCTACTTTTGGCTTCGGGCCGTAGTCCTTTGCTTTGATATACAGTATCGTGTGCGCATTATATAAGCCTGTGTCAAAGTTTTGCTTTGCGCCGGCTACCCAGTGCGCCGCGTGTTGCCTAACATCGTCCTCTTCGATAATGACTAGGTACTCTGTGCCGTCTACTTTATGCAATTCTGCGTGTTCGTCGCCGTCAAAGAAAGTTAGGTCTATATCTGCTGCCGCACACTCTTTGAATGTGGGTATTGGAAAGTCCTCTGTCGGTCTTTCTTCTCCGTAAACTTGATTGTATTCGATCAGTGCCATAAGTGCCTCCGTCAAAATCGCCCCGCCCGGATTAACCGGGCAGGGCTTTGGGGATAAGGATGAGATATTAAAGTACAGTCGCTACTAACCAGGAATCAACCTTGTCCGGGATAGGAAGCGGATGAGACTGTAACTCAATCATTCTTCTGTCGGGGTGATGCTCAACATATGATCTAAGCACTCTCGCTGTCTGTGCAGTTATCCATGCGCCGGTTGAATCTTCAATGTAATTGCAAGCGCCGTAAGCCATAACATATCCGGGATTGCTTGAAATAAGGATAACCTTATTGTCCGGGATAAGGGGCTGTGTTGTAGGATTGGAAGGATCTGTCCAGTCGTCAAGGTAAACCTCAACATACTCGTAAATGTCAAGGTTGGGCTTGTTAAGGTGTCCTACATAACGTACACCATTAGGAAGGTCTTTAGGCTGGATAAGTCCTAAATCAATTCTTCTGTTGTCAAGCTGCTTCTGCACTGTAGCATCTGCAAGGAAAGCGTCAAGTGCTGCTGATCCCATGATTGCGATATCAACATTTGCGAATCCCTGTACAAGTGTCTTTCTTACCCATGTATCAAGGTTCTCTAATACCTTTGCGTCGCTCTTGCCCCAACGGTTGTTACCTGTAAGGGTTTCAGTGTTTGTAAATCCGAAGTCGATTGTCTCATTTACTCCGGGACCTGCAACGGGGATCTGGCCTGTTACAAGTGCCTGTGCTGCCATCCACTCTTCACGGCGAACTGCTGCGTCATTGAGCTTGTTGTACTCTTCCATAAGCTTCTGTGCCGCTCTCTGTGCCGGTGTCATGCCGCTGTAAATGTCCTCTCCGGGTAAGCGTGTCATAAGCTGGTCTGCTGTGGTAATGCTGTAAGGATTGATAAGGGGCGGCTTATAGCTCTCTGTCTTATATCCTTCGTCCTTCAATACCTGCCCGCCTACTCTGGGATGTACAAAGGCTGCCATGCGGCGATTGCCCTTTACTACGTCGATATCTACTCTCTCTGCTGAAAAGGTCTTTACGTTAGTGAAAAACTTATCTCTAAGGAAAGTATGTACCGGCGGTGCTATTCTTACTACCTCGGCAAGATACCTTGGTGTGTAAATATTGATCTCGTTAGCCATTATCTTTTTCCTCCTTGTTATTCTTTCCGCTCTTTACAGCCTTTTTGGTGCTGTCTGCGTTAGTCTTTGCTTCTTTCTTTGCTCCCTGTGCGGGGATAGATGCGCCGTAAGCTATCATGTTTACTCCTCCTCTAACACAAGTCCGCTGATCGGGATCCTAATTGTGCTTGTTCTGTAACCGGTATCTGCGATAGTAACAATGATATCCTGTGCAGCGTCTTCAATGCGGAATATACAAATGCCGTCGCTATCAAGTGTTGACTGGCCGTGCTTACCCTTTGAAAGCTCCACTGTAATCACTGCACTCGCGTGGTCCTCTACTTCGAAGTGAAGGGCTAAATAATTGCCGCTCTGTTCACTCACGTCGCCACTGTAACCGGTATATCCGGTAACGTGCTTTAAGGTACCGGAAATGCCGAACTTACCTATCTCGATATCTTCTTGCAGGTCTGCTACAACTTTACCGAGAAGGTCAAAGTCTGCCGCTATGTCGGCATCCACCGACAGACCTACTAAAAAGCCGGGCCACCGTCTTTTAAGAAAATACCGATATTTCTGAATCCTACTTCAAGATCTGCTGCTGTAATGCCTGTCTCGTATACAAGTGCGTCTGCGAAGAACTCACCTGTCAGATAAATAACAGCGTCGTCACCGCTCTTTGTAGAATCTGTTACGATACCGTAAGGTGTATCGCTGCTTGATGTAATCTTTGCGGCCTTTCCATTGGAATCCAGCTTAACAGGCGCGCCTGTTGCTAAATCTGCTGCCGCTTCCTTAATAGCCGTTGTGATCTTAATGTTTGCACTTGCAATAAGGTAATCAGGGCTATTGGTGTACTCTTTACGTGCTAAATCCATTGCCATGTTATTATTCCTCCTTCTGATTCTGCCCCATGGACTTTAAAGCGTTCATAAACTCGTCATTATCTGTAATGGCATCGTTTGATACTTTGTCCATGCCGCTATTTGCAACATCTTCCTTTGCGCTGTCAAGGTATGACTTCTTCTTTGCGTCTTCTGCCTCTTTAGCGTTCTTGACTGCCTGCATTGCGTAATCCGCTGCGCTCATTGGCTTCTCAAACTTCGCTTCATTTGCAAAGTCTTCTGAACCGGATAAACACATCTCTTCGATGTCGCGGATTCTCTGGCGTTCCTTATTAGCTGCCTCTTCTGCTGCCGCCGCCTCGATCTGTCCGACCAAATCCGGGTACTCCCTGCGCAGGTCTTCCACGGTTAAAATTTCCATGCTCTTTACCTCCTTATGGTTTGTAGTGTCTTCCGGTTCCTTGACCGGGATTGTATTTACAACACAATCGGCGGC